GGGTCATCACAACAATATCGTTGTTATGTAGGAAGGAAAGGACTAGGGGCAAGTCACGGAGTAGGAATTGGGCAGCTATGAAGGGCTCCACCTTAGAGTACCAAGAGTTAAACAGGGCGGTGAGGTAAGATCCACTCGGGTGGCCGTTGGCCACCTCATAGAGGAAGGCCAAGTTGCGGTGGTCACTCGCATTCACAATCTTACGACCGTGGCAGACCTTGAAAGGGTCCTCAGGGGGAGGGACCGACAGAATCTCAGCCCGGGCCTCCTTACCTATCGTGGTGGGAAAGGTAGCGTGACGGGTCTGAGTGAACTCAAGAAATAAGATGCGACGAACCTGAGTATCCTGATCAGAGTACCATTGATTACAAGCGTCTAGAATGCCCTCAAGGATCACAGGATGTTGATTGAGGTCAAACTTCTTACGGTCACCAGCAAAAAGCTTAGCGCCTAGGGTGAACAGACGACGGCACATATCATCCCACTCCTCAGAGTAAGGATTCATACCAATTGTCGTGCCGTTAGAAATCTTGTTGTAATTGGTCCAGGTTGAGAAACCTCCAAAGAACATGCGGTTGAGGATCAGAAGAACGAGGGGCCCAACAACAACCACACGCGTGCTACAATTGAGGACCTTCTCGATAGTGCGACGCTCGTCCTTAAGAACATCCATATGTATGAAGACGGGGCGGATACCCGACTCCAGCTGGACGATGATGTGCTCAACCTCCGCTCTAAGCTCAGCAAGGAGAACAGGGTCATTGAGCCACGGGCGCTTTGAGGTCAAACCAGTCAGAACACGAGGGTAGCCTACAGAGGTGGAAGGATCAAGACCGGAGAAAGGAGTACCGGAGATGCCATGAACAGCCTCATCAAAAGTCATACGTCTCCGCCAATACCTCAGATCACAGACCTCAGGGGCACGGGAATTGAGGACAACTTGGATGATCAGTGACCTCAAGTGGGGAACGTTGGGAAGCGGCGCAACGTTCTCTGGCATCTCCTCACGATTAGCGTAGTATGGAGACTTCCACGCGCCATCGACCTTAGTCACCTTGAGAGTAGCTGGTTGGGTGTTAAGGTCAAACAACTGAGCTGACGGCAACTGGCGAAGTTTACTGTCGGTGGAACCGAAGAAAGCAGGGACAACGCCGATCACCTGAGCGGGGTAGCATTGAGCAAAATTGTTAGGCGGGGGAGTAAACTCAGCGTTGTCATGATAGGAAAGGGGATCGAGATCAGGATAGATCGACTTAAGCTCTTCAATCTCGTGTTCAACCCACTCTCGGCACAAAGGAGCTGCAGCGCCAGTAGTGCCGTTCCCGCACTTGTGGATACCGGCCCAGTAAGAGCCCG